CAACGTAGCAAAATTGTTGCCAGCTTCGTTAGGATTCCAGTTCGACCCGTCAGGTCGGACAGCAATCCAACTGTTGCGGGCTGCCAAGATTGAAGTCATGTTTAAATATGCGGCTTTCGCGCCAGAACGCGAAATCCCGCCAATCGTTGCAGGCAACTGAACTTTATACCAAGTAAGGCATTTGCGGGGACTCCGCTGATCGTAAACACGGGTCGGCTTATCACACATTTTCATCAACGGACGAGCAGCAAGCAGATCGTCAATCTCTTTCTTCGTGTAAACCTGGTCGTGAGTATGCCCATCGACCGAAACGTTCTTGCCGTCGACCTTCGACGTGCCAGTAACCGCCAGATTGCCCGTGATCGTCCCGCCAGCCAACGGCAAAAACCCGCCACCAGCAACATCGCCACCAACAGCATTCTCTAACTGCGCTTTCGTCACCGCACCCTGCGGAACAGACGCAGCCGCACCCAACAACAACTCAGACCCAGCATCCATCGCAACAGACCCATCAGCATGAATCACCTGATTATTAACAAACGACTCAATCTGCTGATAATTCTGTTGATGCTCACTCGCCTCAACGAGTGTGCCATCAACAATATTATTCGGAACAGTCAACTTACTCACAACAAAATCCTTTACAAACTACGTTAAACGACGGCTACGGTACTTAAACACAACAGAACTCAAACCCCAAGAAATCCCAGGCGCACCCTCAATACGCAACTGGGTTGACGCCATAGTCCCCAAAGACGACCCCTTCTCCAACCTTGAACCAAAACCAACAGACCCCGAATAAACAGCCCCGCCACCATAAACAACACCCGACCCGTAACGGGCACCATCGCCCTCAGGATCAACAACAACCTCAAAACGACGGACAATCGCATCCTCAAAATCGCGACGGACAGCCACCCGAAACTTGTAGCCAACATCAAAACCCCGTGCAACAAAAGTCGGACGCTTCCACCGCTTCTTCAAATCCGTATACCCCGCATCTAACCAACGAGTCGTATACGACGACTCAAACGGCACAGCAACATCCCCCAAAACGTCCAACGCATCCTCCGACGCCTCCACCCGCACAACACCAGGATGTGACCGCAAACAGCCCAGCAAACCAATACTGGCCTGCGAATAAGCGCCCTGCGCAAACGGCCCCAAACCGCCACCGCCAGCCGCCTCAAACACCGTCCAAGACCCGCCCGCTATCTGCGGATCAAGCACAAACACAGCCGAAGCATCATCAGCAGACTCATCAAAAGAAAACGGGACAGCCCACCACAAACGCTTCCCCAACCACCCCAACCACTGGTTATCGCCAGCAAACTTATTGAAAAAGTCTGACGCCACCAACGGCCGCAAAGAAGCAGAAACTTCTTGCGGCCTCTGCGAATCAGTGATCGAATACACACCATCAGCAAACGACATGAAATAACATGCCGTCTCCGACTTCGCAATCAACTGACGGTTACGCGCACCCTTCGTCCACGACACATTAACCAACTGTTGCGACTCGCCATCATAACCGTAAATAGCAAAAATGCTAGACGCCTTAAACACCAACAAATGGTCCGCCATCGGCACAATGCCCGTAATCGGCCCGCCTCCAACCAAAATGTCAATAAAATCGTCCTTGCGCCACGCCCCAGGCTGATTCGGATGCGACCAACGCACCCGATGAGGAAAAAACTCGCCATTCTCCTCAAACGTCGAAGCAACCCACACACGCCCACCGTGCGAAGCAACAAAATTAGCTCGCACCATAGACGACGACGAAACAGGAGCCAAATAGTCAGGCGACCAATTAGTGGCGTCAGGGACAGCCGAGAAATCGTCGGCCTGAACCGACACCCCATCCCACGCCAACACGTCCTCATTGCCACGGGCAATGAAAACCGTGTCGCCCCAAGCGGCATAATCCGCTACATGAACGCCCGCCGAACAGACAGCATCAACACTGTCCGCTTTCAACGCAGCAAACTCTCCATTTGACGACCAGTACAGCTTGTTATCAGACCCGTTAGCGATAAGTAGCGAATCCTGCCCCGACGAACGTTCATGCAAAAAAGCTGTCCGAGGATTCCAATCCGCCACAGGAACATCGTCACCCCAACGTTCCCAGCCGCGACGGGTACGAATACCGCCAGTCGAAAACTCTACATTCAGCATTGCAGGCGACTCGTTCGGGGCCAGCGTGAACTGGGACCGATTCAAATTCAGTCCGCCCGAAAAATCTTCAAGTTTCAACTGACGTAAAGCGTTAGCCATTACAGAAAGTCCGTAACCACACGCCGACGACCATAATGTCTACTCACACCCCGCCCCATTGTTATGCGGCCCTGATAACGGGCACGCATAATAGAAGTCATCGTCACAGCAGTCATCGCACGCCAAGTAGACAAATACATGCCCGACAACACATCATCTTCCTGGCCCGCATAGGCCCGAGAAATCGCGTAATGAATCAACGCCGAATGCAACCTGGAATCACAATCAGGGACCCCAGCAGACAAGCCATACCAGTCCTCACGCAACATGCGCCAGCCACGGATTGTGAACGTCAAATCAGGTTTTGATCCAGGCCACAAATGCAGTCCCGTGCCCCACATTGAATACATCGAAGGCGAACCCGCCGAAGACGGGTCGCCGCCGATGCTGTCAGCAAAATAGTTTTCCGCATCCTCATGCGAAACATGTTCCAACGCTTCACCCTCACTAGACACCACAGAAGCGACTGCACCAATATTGTCAGGCAGCAGCGCAGGGGAACCGTCCGTCGTGGCGTTCACAACCCACGACGTTTCAAGCCACGGCCAGCGAAGCTCGTTGGCTGTGGTTTGTTGGAATGCTTCCAGCAAATATTGGTCTAGGAGCGCGTCTCCCAAATCTTCTTTGTCTAGGTCAAGTTGTGCGCGGACTGCTGTTCTGAGTTCTTCTACGTTCATTCGTTCTCGCTCCGCCCGCAGCCGACACACAACGGCGTTGCCGTGTTGCGACTGCTTTTTGTTGACCACGCCATGCAAGTGTTTGCTTTACCTGAGCAACGGTTTGTCCGCGGGTTGTGGTAGGGCGCGGAAGAGTATGACTGCGAATGTTCCGAATGTTGAAGACCGAACGTCAGTTCAGCGTCGGGTCCGCCGTTAACTAGCTCTATTCCCAAGTCAAGTTTACTCATACGCTTATAGCTCCTTTTGTCCCCCATGAACGCAAAAAGAGGGGACGCTGCTTTCGCAACACCCCCTCTTTTCGTTGTGTTTAACCGAAAACTTCAGTTACAGGTCACGGCGTTGTTGCACCAAAACCAGTAAGTTTAAAGTTTTTGCGACGGTCGTTGACCGTCACGTTACCGACCGCTGTGATGACCGCGTAACGGGCATCAGTGAACGTTGCCGCACCCGACGTGGCGTGAGCCGAGTCGATTGGGCTGTCAGTGAACTTGGACTGCTTAAACCAGCGGTCCTTGTGGCCCACCAGAGTCAGCGTGTCAGCGTTGATGCCGATAACCGAACCTTCTTGAGCGGCCTTGTCCCAGTAGAACGGGACGCCCTTGAACAGAAGGTTAGTGAACCCGATGCTGCCAGTCTTGTCCTTCATTTGGAAACGCATGTTTGGCGTCAAGCCAAGCTCATACATTTCGAAGGTCGCCTGGTCACCGAGCAGTGCGGTAACAACATCGTTGCCGTCACTAGCCGAGTTGTACAGGTTGGTGAGGATAGCCTGCAGGGTAGCGAAGTCAGCGGTTTCATCCGTTGCGTCGTAAACCTGTGACTTCCAAAGCGGCTCGTTGGCAGGATCAATCTCGCCGCAAACGGCAACATCGTCAATGATGTCATAGATTGAAGTCCAGCCGCCAGCCTCAACACCGAGAAGCTGGTCATTGACAAGCTTTTGCAAGCTGGTTTCCGACTGCTTCACACGGGCCTTCAGGAGGTTAAGAATTGCTTCCTTACCATTGTTTTTCAGTTCTTCCATGCCTGAAATCGCGATGGAAGTAATGATCTGCTTCCAATCAAACTTTGCGACCTCAATGCCACCCTGCGGGGTGATGGGGAACTGTGCCCACTCGGCCAGGTTGCCAGTGTCGTCGTTGTCAGCAACCAGAAGGTGCTCAACGATTTGCTCTCCACCAGAAAGCATGCGGGTACGCTGCTTTTCCATGAGGAGCCACGACAGAACGTGCTTGTTGAACACGTTGTCAACGAGCTGTCCACGGTAGTTGTCTAGTGTTACATTCAGATAGGACGCATGTGCGTCAGCGGCCGTAGCCATAATAAATCACACCTCTCAAAAGGCTAGAAGGGACTATCCGACGCCCAAGCAGCCTCCGCTGCCTCTTCGAACGTCGAATATTTGATTGGGGAAGAAGCGGTAGACCCTGCACCAATCCCATTCCCTGAAGAAATTGCTTGCGAAGCCGCCTGAGCGCCAGCCTGACGGCTCGCAACCTCGGCAGCCTGCGCAGCCGTCGCCTGCTGTGCAGCCGACTGCTGAGCAAACACTTGCTCAAACTTCATGGTCTGGAACACTTGCTCCAACCCAGCCGCAGTTTCGACTCCACGATTAATCGCTTCCTCAAAAACTTCGTTGGCGTTGAATGCGTCTCCATACTTCGCTTGCAGACGGTCAACGGTCTCATCCAATTCGATACCTGCACGCCACTCCCTCAACTCCTGCAACTGCCGTTCCATGGGGTGTTGGTCATAACGCTCGTCGTACTCCGAGTGCGCAGATGCCTCTGCGACCCCTTGTGCGGCGGCTTGGCCGTATCGGTTGTTAATGAGCTGCAACGCTTCTTGCCGTGTCGCGGGATTCTCCAACGCCTGCTGGAGAGCGCGAGCGCCCGAAACTTCTTGCATCCCCTGCGTGAACGCCTGTTGGCGCTGATATCCCGCAAGGGCCTCCTTGACAGAAACCTGCTGTTCCTCGCCATTGACGCTTACGGTCGCCATTTGGCTACCGTATTCGTCAACATTGAATACAACAGGTTCTTCTACTGCGCCCTCAATCTCCGCTTGTCCATCTTCTACGGGTGCTTCGAAATCGGGTTCGACGGCTGCCTCATCAATCGAAATTGATTCGCTGCCGTCCTGTGAGGCGGAAAAACCGCCAACGTTTTCACTTGACATTATGGTGAGAGTTCCTTTTCGTAGATTGTTCTCACCTATAAGACTTTTTTGTCCCCCATCAGCCCCTTGTGAGCGTCGGGGACGGCTCAATGTTCAACCTGTTCGCCAACTCTGCAGGAATACCTGCGATTGGCGAACCGTCATCCATTGCCATCATGTCATCAAAACCGAGCGGCATCTCTCCACCCATCATGCCACCATCCATAGGCATCCCAGGAGGCATACCCATCCCAGGAGGCCCACCCGCGGGAGGCCCACCCGCAGGAGGCATCATCCCGCCATCCATAGGCGGCTGACCCATCGGCTCCTCCTCAGGCATCATTTCCTCGCCGCCCTCCTGCTGCTCCTGCGTCATAAACGAACCAGGATCTTTCACACCAAAATCAAGCAACAACTTGCGGGCCACAGCCCTCGGGTCAACAACCTGCATGTCAACCAAAGGCAACATCGCATCAGAGAACTGCAACGCGCTTTGACGACGCGACGACTCGTTCTGAGGAGACGTAGAACCCCCCTCAACCTCAAAATCGAAACGGCCAGCAATCGTGTCCTTGTCGTAATCCAACCAAATCGGACTAGCGTTAGTGCCCACAACCCTAATCACATGCTCACCAGTCATAAACTGTTGCATCAACTGGATAAGACGCTCACCCACCTGAGCTAAAACGTCCTCAACACGGGCCAACTTGTCAGCCGAACGAGCATTCGACTGATCTTGAATCATCGCCGCCTCGGTGGCAGTACGACGAATAGCAGTCTGACTGAAATCCGAGACACCCGTCACATCGTCAATGTCGCGGTCAATCACATCAGACATGTTGTAAGCGTCCGCGCTAATCGTGTGCGTCGGCATCAACTGGACCGCCTCAGCAAGACTGTACTGGGCGTTCACCTTAACAATCGTCCCGTCCTCATCGGACTCCAACGCCTCCCAAGCATCAGAGTCCAAAGCGTCCTCCATCGCAAGATACTTGCGTTGATTGCCGCGACGGTGCTGCATCTGCTCAGTACGAGTCTTATTCAACTCGTGCTGCAAAGCCTCAATGGACTCCAAATCACCCATCGGATAAAACTTGTCAGGAACATCATAATTACGCATCATCACATACGGATGACCAAACGAATAAGGCATCTGGACAGGAGCGATCAAAAAACCGTCCTCATAACCATCCAAAATGGTGCAAACAGTGTTTTCACGCAGATCGTAAAACTCCCACACCTCACAGAAACCCTTAGAGTTACCGTTCGGTGCAGGATTGTCAGCACTGTTGTCATTCAACCAGCGATCCCCGACCGTCCCCTTGGCTTTCGTGCGGTGAGAAGCAATATAACGGGAATCGACACGGACGTCAGCGACAGGACGGCGAACCCTCTGAGCAATCCAGCGGGCATCACTCAAACGTCGGGCATCAGGGTCAACAAACATGTCAAACATTGAAATGCGTTCAACAAACGCCCTTTCAACATCGTGATCATATTTTTCATGCTCCACGTTCCCAGGAGCGTCAGGGCGATCATCGACGCCGTCCTCCGTGGACGGATCTAACGGCTCGCCGTCCTCGGGAGGCGTTTTCACTTCCGCAGGCTTCACAAACTTGTAACCGACTTTCAACCATCCGTGACCGACAGTCAAACTGTCATCAACGACTAGACGAAACTCGGTTTTGTAACGGTACGTCCGCCACAGGTAGTTGAGAATTTCTTCAGTCAACAACGCCTGCGCAGCCTTATCGGGCTGCTGGGCTTGAACAATAAACTTGGGGTTTCGGACAGCGACCGAGGGGGCGATCACATTCTTCGCTTTGAACGCACGGTTGACAACCATCTGGTCGTCGGTAGACAGCCCAGTGTAATGGTTGCCTTCATAAAGGTTGATCATCCGTTCCCATTTGCCTTCGCGGTCGCCGTCCTGACGCCACTTTTTTGAACGGGTCAATTCGCCCTGGTACCGTTTAAGAACGTCTGCTCTGGATCGTCGCGCCATTTTCAGCCTGCCTTAAATCAATTCGGCCCGCTGGGGCACAAGTTCTACGTCGTTGCCTTTAGACCGTGCTTCCGCAATCATTCGGTCCTGGCCTTCCTTTACCGTCATTTTGTTGAACTGGCCGCGCGTGTACGACCCGCCGCCAACCCAATTAACCATCAAACCGTCCAGCTTGCATCGGTAACAAAACTTTCCCGAAGACTGCTCTTCCGTAAACTTTTTGCCGCATTCCGCACAATGTTTCATCACCTTTAGAACTTTTTGTCCCCCACAACACCATTAGCGGGCACGGACACGCGAATACTGTCCAATAAAAGTCTGTTTCTTGCGGTCAGAACGTTTATCGTCAGCAAACAGTTTCTCAACCATGAAGCCAGCCGTGCCAGGACCTGGCTTCGGCGGCTTCGGCTTATATTCAGGCAAATAACACCACTTCACCATCTGCACCGCAATAGCCAACGACATCACCCTGTCATCGTGCGGACTGCCATGCGTCTTGCCGTCCCCATCACGCACATAAGTACGCATCTCAGCAATCGTCGCCTCGGAAGACAAAACAATATCGTTCTCACGGATCGCCTGGTTCAACTCGTCAATCATCAACGGCTTAGTCGAACGATTAGTGTTAAACCCAAACACGTCCGTCTTCTGCACCTTGCGAACATTCAGCTTCCCTCGCGCACGATACAAATTCGGGTACTTCACCCGCTGCAACGCAGTGACCGTCGTCAAACCATGGTTGTTGTTTTCCACACCCAACAAAGCGGTGTTGTAATAGCGGCCCAACAAATTCAAAACATGCGACCCAAACAAGTCAGGGTCACCCTTCCCCCACCACTCGGCAACAACCACACCGCCCTTCACGTCAATAACTTGCGCACACGAATAATCGCCATGCTCCAACCCCATCGCGACGTCAGCACCAACGACATACACGTTTTCGGGTTTCGGATGCGCCCAAATAGCAAGATTGCCGCCATCCGCCTCCCACTCAATTTCGCCCTCAAAATCCTTAAGCAAACGGCCACGCTCAGGCTCCGTCGTGTTCATGTCACGCAACGCCTGCAAATCAAAAACAGGACGACCCGACTTCAAAAACGCTTCATCCTCGTCCTGCGGATACTCTTGCGCCCGCTGCCACTCAGGCAGCTCAGCACACTTCTGATCAAACCAGGCTTGATCACGATCCGACGCATGCCAAGGAAAAAAGATTCCTTTAAACTGGTTGGTGCGCGCCCTCGCCCCAGACCACAACTTGTGAAACAAATTGCCTTCACCGTTCGCGGTCGAAAGCATAATGCACGACCCGCCAACATCAACAACAGGTTCAATCGACGCCCAAGCCTCATCCGAATTTTGCAGAAACGCAATCTCGTCAACAACAATCAAAAAAGCCGTCGAACCACGGGCAGGGTCGTTAGCAGACGGCATCGACTCCAACGCCGACGCATTCGACATCTCACACTTCGTTTGTGTGAACGACAAAACAGGCCCGAGATGGCGAAGCCAATCGGGCATGTTGTTGTACAAATATTTGGAGTGCGACAACAGTTTCGATGCCTCCCGTTCAGTACGGGACAGCATGATGACGTGACGGTCGGAGTAAAAGAACGTCAACCAAAACGAAAATATGGATACGAGTGTTGAGAACCCGATCTGTCGGGCCTTCAACACAATGCTGTAGCGTTCTTCTAGCCAACACTCAACGGTTTCCCGTTGAGCGTCACGCAAAATGAATGGGATGCGGCCTTCGGAGGGGTGTTTGATGTGCCCAAAGTTTTCGCAAAAAAACAGGAACCCTGCCAGCTTCTCTTGGGTTGTTGCCGTTTCCCAATCGGGGGCAATCTTTCTGAGAATGATTGCCATTTCGATGTCTTGTTGAGAGAACTCCCCAATGGAGGTGTGGGCGTTCACAGACGGGGCGGTTGTGTTACTCATCGCCTATAGGCGTGTTTGTCCCTCTAACGTTTCAATACGGGCCGTCAAGTCTGCGATCGTGTCACGCTGGCTTTTGACAGCGGACACCAGCAAAGCGACAACAGCATCGGTGTTTACGTCGTCTGCGACTTCAACACCGTCTTTGTCGGCCCTGTAGGTTGCTAGGCGAGGGTCGATGGCGGCGCAGTCGTCGGCAATCAGACCGTAGTAAGAGTGTTCAGGGTTGTCGGTGTTGGAAGTGGAACGGAACCATACGGGTTGCAGGTCGTACACGTTGTTGGTGGCGGCGTGACTGACAGCTTCCGTTTCTTTTATGTTGGATCGGTTGAGGCCGTCGATGAGTACCAACTGGCCGTTCCACATCGACATCACGTTGGCTTTGTAACTAGAACTCATCACTGTGGCGTTAACGCCAGGTAGAAAAGTCGCAGTTTTCAACAACTTGGCTACTCTGGTGCCTTCTTTAACGATTTCAACGCCTGCGGCGTCGTACCAGATACCAGTGTTTGTTTCGTTAGTAAAACTGTAGGCGGGGGCTTTTTGGGTGCCGTTTTGGGCTTTGATCTGCCCGCTAACCTGTAGGTCACGAATGACACGCACTCTGTCGTCATAGACGACAAACTGCCACACACCATTCACGTAAGTAGCGACATTATCGGAACCAGGGTAGAACCCTGTGCCCTTGTAGCTGGCAAAACTTAGACCAGGAGCAGTACCAGATCCTTTCGCTGCGAGGATCTGCCCGTTAACCTGTAGGCCGCCGTAAGCAATCGACTTATCTGCGCCTATCTGGAATCGATACTCGCCGTCAGTAGTGAACCTGATCCACTGGGAGTTTATGCTACCGAACATACCCAGTGCCTTGTCTGGCCCTATCTGGAATGCTGGGGCGTCTTTGCCGCCACCATTAGTTGCTTTTATTTGCCCGTCAACCTGTAGG